TTTGCGAACCGCATTAGTTGGTGAGTCATTACCGGGAGCAGACTCGCCTTCGATTACGCGGTTGTCAGTTGCAACACCCGCAAGATCAACTTCGCCCCACTCAAAGTAAGTGTTTTCGACGTTGCGTGTGCCAATTGTAGACATGAAAATTGTCTCAGTTGGCGTGATCGAAATCAAAGCGTCTTGAATATCCTCGCGGATAGTTGTGACATCATATGTTTCGTTTGTATTAGCTAGAACACCCATTGTGTTTTCCTTTCGCTATGACAATAAGAACGAAGTGACACTTTTTATGTCACCGCTTTTCTTCATCCGAGAACGCACTTGTTGTCGCCGTTTCGCTTGACCATCCTCTGTTCGCTTTGCCCCCGGTTTAACCATAGGACGCGCAGTTTTTGACTTTTCTGCGACTTTGTCCTTTGTTCCCTTGAGCTTTTGATAAGCTACCGCGTCACGCATGATTTTGAATTCCCATCCGTGTGTCAACGAGCTAACGATTTCTTCTGGAACGCCATAATAACCAGTGGCCGTTGCGTGAATATCAGATAAGAGTTTTTTGCCCTTTTCTGGATCGCGCAGCTCTGGAATTTCTTGTTTCAGAATTTCAGCTTGTTGAGCAATGTAGGCATTATTGGCTTGCGCCTGTTGTGCCTGTTGCTGTTGCCTAACTTGTTCAGCCTCTTGTTTAAGGCTTTCAAATTTTGCAGCATTTTCGCGGTATTCTTCCATTTGCTCCAAATAGCCTAAAGGGTCGCTGTTTTGCAGCTCCTTTGGTGGCTTCTGAGGCATTTGTGAAAGTTCACCATTTTCGAGTTGGTTAATGCGTTGCAAAAACTGTTCACGTTCTTGTTGCATGGTTTGGTTCAATTGCTCCAACTCTTTGCGTTGGACTGCATTTTGTTCCATACCCTTTTGGACGTAATCTTGCCCAGCGTAGCCGCGCTTTAGCTCTTGCAGGGTCACTTTCTTTACTTGACCATCTGACTTTACTTCAAGTTCAAGATCGTCGGAAAGCTCCACAGAAGCGGCTGGCTCGTCGGTGTATTCATCCTCATCTACATTTTCATAATCAGGCTCTACAGCCTCATCATCACTATCGTAGCTAGTGGCATCCTCGCTCTCAGCCATTACCTCTTCCGTTTCAGTCTGAGCGCCCTCAGTTACCTCTTCGGAAGCCTCAACAGCCTCGCTTGGATTATCTTGCTGCGGGGTTTCCATCAGCATTTCGGTTACAGAAGCTATGCTTCCATCGTTAGGATCAGTCGGCATTGCGGTGCTTACCCTTCTTTTCTATGAGCATCTCAGCGTTTACGTCCGCTTGAAGAATATACTCAATCTGGTTTAATGCTCTCAAAATGGCGTGAGCGTCTTCACGTTTTTCCACTTCGTCGGCGCTACTATTCGCAAAACCCTCAAGTTGCTGGTCTCGCAAATCCTTCATGATTAGCTGGAAATGTTCGTTTTGCATTAACGACCGAGATCGTGCTGCCCTAACCTTGTAATCCATAACCGCCCATCATTTGTTCGTTGTGTGCGCGTGTCGCGTCCTGTTCTGCTTTGACAGAAGCAACATTCACAGTTGCGTTATACTGGCCCAAAATCTTCGCGACTTCAACGGCAAGGTCTTGAACCATCTCATCACGCTTCAAATCGTCCTTCATAGCAAGTTCGTGCATTTTAAATTGCTGATCGGCAGATGCTTTTTGTGCATCCAATTGCAACTTCGCCATATCGACCTGAACTTTGCTTTGCGCTTTCATTTGCTCTGCCATTAAAAACGCTTGGTTTGGATCAGATGCTGGAGCGCCGCCTTGCTGCTGCTGTTGTTGCGCCATCATTGCCTCTTGCTGCTTTTGAGCAATTAGCTGCTGTTCGCTTTCTGGCGTAACTGGCTGGTAATAACGATCTGAGTTTTTAAGGCCAACCGCAGACAACATATCACCAAGAGTGTTGCGAATATTAGTCATCGTGACCATGCCATTATTTGGGCCGTATTGCTGCCAAATGCTCATCTGCATCTGAACGGTCTCGCGCAGCACCGCAGCCTTTTCATTTTCGCGGCCCGTACCCAACCCGACATTAACTACAATATCCATGTCGGCGTTCCAGACTCGAGGATCGACGGCGACGAACTGATTATTTAGACGGATAATTTCTTCTTTGTCTGAGTTCTTAATTATTGCCGAAGCAATCAATCTAAACAGTTGACGCATACCGCCTTCAGCTAAGTTGCGAGCCATAACCTCTGACTGCCCCGCAGCGCCCTCTATGGTGGCCGCAACGGCTGTCGCGGTGGCTGACTGCAATACATCTGGATCAAGCCCCTGTGCGGCCTTAGAGACGCCCGTTTTGTTATCAACCAGCATATCGAAGTATTGCAACGCTGGGAGAGTAGAGCCCGCAGTAAACGGCACAACTTGCTCACGAATAGCGCCGGGTGACTTTACCCTAACAATTCGACCGATCTCGTTATTTAAAAGATCGTCTATCGAAACCTGGCCGTCTACAACTTCAAGGCCCGGATTGTTTGTCAGTGATACGTTATCAAGAACGCCGCGAAGCATTGCCGTTGCCGCATCCTGATCGTCTTGGACTAGCTGAACCAGTGATCGACCAAAGAATGCGTGTGGTTCAGGGTCTACTTCGAACACAGCAAACGGAACTTCATCTGCCTTATCATATGAAAGCATTTTATAACCAGCGCCAGCCAATACAAAACGATATAGCTGCGGAACGCCGACGCCATCTGCGTCAACTTTCATATATGCTTCTGTGACAACTACTTTTTTAGAAGTTGGGTCTGCGCTTTCGTCATCGTCTTCGTCAATGGTATAACCACGGCGCTCATACTCAGCTTCAGACTCCATGGTTGAAATTGTACCAGTTAAACCCTGAATTTCATCTTCCTCATAACCCATAGCAAGCAAGTCGCCAATAGTCATGTCGGTGCGATGCCCAACCACGAAAAAATCGTCTATGCTTCGAGCATTCCGATCTACAAAAAACTCTTCCGGTGGAACGGATGTAATAAGAATATCGCCATCGTAAGTTGTGCGGCTAATCTTAACGTCATATACAGGACGCTCAATCTCAACGCCCATTTCGTCAATTTCGATTTCTTGCGTGATGGTTTGCTCTAAAACTTCAACGTCATCCTCTTCCGCCAAGAACATAAATTCATCTTCGTTCAAGCCAGTATAGGTAAATGTCTCGCTTTCGGTTTTGTCCTCATACATTACCTTGGCAATGCCGCAGTTCTTAACCATAGCGTCTTGGAACACATCGTTGAGCATACGATAGCCGTTGTTCTGCTGAAACTTATAGTTGGCGTATTTCGTCATCTGCTCCGCAATAGCAACGTCCTCTGGCATACGAGGCACAAACTCAACCGGGTTTTCTGTGCTAAGAAAGACGCGCTGAATGGATGGTTTTATTGCACGAACAACATCACGGCACTTTGTGGCAACGACCTTTGATCGGCCCTGCTCATGCCCAATATCTACCTTGCCATCAAAGTAACGCTGCGCCCTAATCCTTGGTTCAGAGATTTCGCTCTCAATAAAATCAACAGCATCTTGCACCGCCTTTTGGACGATGCCTTCAACCGTGTCTTTATCCATTGGTTCGATACGCATATTTATTGTTCCTTACTGTGCCATTTCTTGCAGTTTAGGTTGCAAAGCCCCACGCGCGGTTAATGAAAGAACACCAGCGATTTGGTTGACTAACAAATCATTTTCAGCCTGAGTTATGATCTGTCCAGTTTGCGCCCTTTCCATAATATCTAAAACCTTACGAGTTTCTGGCCCTTTAGCTTCAGTAAGCGCCCTCGCAACGTCTGCAAATATTTTTCTACGCTGCTCAAAATCGTATTGATCTGTCCTGCCAGTGATAGCTTTAACGATTTCTTTCGCAGAACCAATTGGTTCTCCACGAAGTAATTGACCAACAAATCCTTCATCTGTTACATCTTTTATATCTCGTTCGATGGCTTGGCGTTGTGCTGTCTTAGAGTTTATCGCAACAGCCGACCGAACTTTTGAAGTTTGCGCGACCTTATCTATCTCTGCCAATAGATCGGCTGCTTCATTGCCCATAATACGTTGAATTTTCTTTCGTGCGGCATCAGAACTTGTAAGACGATAAAACGCATCTAGTTGCCGCGCAGCCAATTCTTGGTCGGACGGAACACCTTTGACGTTTTCTAATATTGTGCGTATATACTGACGCATCCCTAATTTTGATGCTTCTATTTGTGCTTGAGAAGGTTCTGGCCCTAACTCGTCAAGAATATCGCCAATTTCAGTTTGCGGCTTTAAAGCCTCACGCCCTAACTTAAAGGCGTTTTGCTCGTCAATTTTTTCGCCTCCTAGCCTTACAGCATCATCATATAACCGCGCTCCAGTTTCAGGTTCGATTACCGCATCACCTATAGATTTCTTTAAATCTCTAGCCAATCTGCCATAAAGCAAAGTGTCATCAGTTGCTTGCCCAAGAGGGTTTCTTGCGGCTTCTGCCAAATTTCCAAGAGCACGTTTTATATAATCAAGTTGTATCACATTGGGCTTTTCAGTGTAAGATATTTCCCCATCATCTCCTATCGATGCTAATATTTGTTGATTTTTTTTGCCTACTTCTCTCATCATCACATTAGCTTTTTTAATTGCTTGGTCTAAAATAGAAGGGTCAATTCTATCTAAAGTACTCTCTATATTCATACCAGTTTGAGAACTGTAATCTATAGGTTGACCATAAGCA